ATCAGCAAGTAGCCAGACCGGGCTGTACCTCCCAGCTTCGTCACTGGCATTGAAGTTTTGCGCACCCGTAACGCGGATTCCCGCTTCTCGCCTCTCTGGGCTTGGGTCAGCGCGCACCCCGTTGACTGAACTCTTAAAAGAGTGAAATAGCCTCTCACCAGTTTTGTTGGCAACGAGCGGCCGTAGCGACTCGTCCCTAGTGCCTAGAGCTTTGAACCAACCATCACTTGGAAGGTGGCCCTCCACTTTCGCCACTAGTTGTTGCCAGCAGACCCAGCGAGTGAGTCCCCCAGACTCCTGGCCGGAATACAAGTTCCAAATTGTGTTCACCGGCAGAAAGCTGGACTGAACGACCTTGTAGTTTTCGGTTGAACTCAGACTTCGCGAACTCTGAAGCACTGAGTCGATTACCCTTGTGAGGTCATCGAACAGTGCTGGTTCAAAGAAAGCGAGAATCCTGAGATTTACCAGCCTCAACATTTCAGTCAGATAGTCCTTGCCACCGGTATAGACAGCAGACGCGTAAATTTTCGCCGGATCCTCTGGGGAAGGAAATAACATGCCGTCACGCCACACATCCCGAGTAGACAACCAGGTCAGCTCCAAAGAGCCTTTCCAGTCATCACTCTGGAATTCAAACGTGACTTCAAGCTCCTCGACGTAAGGAACTAGGTCCGCAGGGGACCATGCTATGGGCGCATCTTCACGAATAGAGGCGAACACGTCGTCGCCAATCACGTCGCTTGTCACTAGCTGTTCGTACTGAGCGACCGTCAACAACTCTCCAGTCTTCTCCCGCTGCGCACGGAGGACTCCGTACGCAAAGTCACGCGAGGAGATGACCGAATTGTCATCTAAGGTCACAAAGCACCCTGATGGAATTCCAGTCTCTTTCACGCACACCTGCCCATTAGGCAAGGCGAGTGGCGTATAGCACAAGTCCTCGTATAGTCGCTCAACCACGTGCAAGACGTGGTGCGACGGTTCTACTTGGAGCGATTGCAGACGCAATTCCTTCATGAGAGACAGACTCGAGCGGTTGCACGAGGCATCCCGCTGTTTGATGTCAGCTGACAGGCACTTTCTGCCCAAGTGACGCGCTCTAACTGCGTCCCAGCCGCCGTAGTAAGGTGTCATTCCACACCGAAACGGTACGCCAAGATCACACCAGCTCGCGTGCATTCGTTCGGCTTGGTCGCCAAACACTCGGAGCATACAGTAATGGTGCTCGATCGGCATGACCACGATCGAACGACCTTTGCCCTGCAGCACTTTCTCAACAGGGAGGACCTCTTCTTTAGGAGCGGCCGTGGCGATGGAAGTATAAGGCATTCCTTCGTCGTAGTACCGGCACAGCTCCTCACAAGCCTCCGGGATGAGCGATAGTTCAGCTTTCGTTTTTGCTCCAAACAGTTTCGAATACTGTTTCCCGGGAGAAGTCTTCAGGTGTGATATTTCGTACATCGCTTCCTCGTGAGTCCAAGGCCGCGAATAACCAACTGCTTTGCGGAATTGAGATGCCACGATTTCGTTCGCACGATCGTAACACTCCACATCGTAGCCCTCTGGTTGCTTTCTGCAATATTTCTCGACATTCCTCACAACAGCCTCGTGAGTTATCGGAGCCATCGCATAGGCATCCGGAGCCCCCCCACCACGCCACCGAAACAGACTAGCCACACGCGGGTCATACCGACGTCTGTTGTTGTAGTACGTCGGCGCCAACTCGCCCAGGAACCTCAGACTTCTCAGAGATTCAGGGACGGGCCGGCTGACACCGCTTAGGCTTGGTTTGACGGGGCAGGAGGGGGGGTGGATGGGTTTTTTCGCTGCGACCATTCTCTGACTTCCGTCGTCGTCAGGTTAACAGCGAGATTGAACTCGTCTTTAACTCCACCAATGTGGAGACCCACTGCGGCTCCATCCTTATTACACCAAACAATTCCACACATCCCAGGGGTGGTGTGACTGTCGGTGATTTTCAGATTGCCGTGGGCGTCGAGCCCCCCATACTTACCACGAAGGACGACCCTTTTCAGTTCGCCCCCGCAGTTTTCCCAACCAGTTGCGTGTACCACTGTGCCCTCACCGGGCAACTGCTTTGCCATGGTATAACTGACGACTCGTTCGCCGCCGATTTTCATCATGGATGCGGGCTTCTTAAATCGCAGCAGGTCCTTGGTCGGGTGTGCCGGATTGTCGGCCAGCTCGATTTGGAGGTTTCCCTCGTCAGTTCGAACGAACCACTTTCCAGCTTGGTAGGGATCTTTACGGTGTTTTGTGCAGACCATAGTCTGCCCTAGACACGACGCGTTTTCGACCCAACTAGCTTTGCCGTCAGTCTCGCGCCACAGTTGCAGCGTACTTGCTGTAAGCGGGTACTTGACATCGTCTTCGGCACAGTTTGTCTCGGGTGTTACTTTCGCGTCGGCCGTGGTCTTCTTCGGCTTCTTCTTCTTCGCCGATTTGACAGGGATCAAGTCGACAGCACCACTCACTGGGGCAGGCATCTCAGCACTGGTCTCAGGGGCCACCGACTGGTCACTGGGCAGCGATTTCTTCTCATCAGAATTCGGCAGATCTGGCATCGCCAGAAGTCCGTCCTCGTCCGCCAGCTTCATTGAGTATACGCGACCATTGTATAGAATCTTGGTCGGCAAACTCTTTTCTCGCAAGTAGTTGAGGTACTTACTTAGGTTCAGCTTATCTGCATAATCGATGTGAACACGCTTATGACTCATCCCGTCATACACGACCACCTCACCGTCGATCCTGGCGCCACCTGATGGCACCCAGGTAACGGCGCCGGCCATCTCCTCCTCATACTCGTTTCTTAGCCGCCGCCACAAGTAGAGGGACACGATAAAGAGCGTCACACACAGAGCTATCAGGAACGGCCCTTGTCCAAGGGTGTATTCCATCAGGGTCTGGTAGAAACGCTTCCACCATGCCGGCCGGTTGGCCTTACGTACTTCGATCTCATTTCTGACGGCTGCAAGGAGCCGATCGTGGACGAGATCGTTGCCACTCATGCCTCGGAGTTTAGGTAGTTCACGAGCCCAAGCTATCAGCTCCTCTGTCGAGAGAGCAACAAGCCAGTACGGGTGATCACTGCTCCACGAGCCGCCGGAAATTCTCATAAGAGTATCCACGTACTCGCGGCGCACCCTCTCATCGTCGACAATGACGTAGCTGCGTTGTTTGTTCCACTCCGCCACAGCGGCTGCGCGAAGCCGCTGCGGTGCAGTGACACTTCCACTAAACTGAGAAAATTTCGTCAGGGCTTCAAGCCACAACTCGAGCTCCTTGACAGGAACACGGTCGAACTTGTAAGGCTCTTTTCTGTCCCAACCGGTCGAGACTAGGCTCATTTGGTCGAGAAAGACGGTGCGGACTATCTGCCCATCTGGCAGCTTCTCAGTCAGCGTACTGGTCTTTAACAACTCGTCCGTGTTCGGCGACAGTTCGTTCGAATCGCAGTCAGCATACTTCAGCTCATACTCTGCTCGAGCCTGAGGCTCGCTGTTCGCGCTCGCAGCTTTCGACCTCGGGCTCAGCGGGTGCTGGCTCAAGGGAACACTGGTTGGCGTTACTGGGCGAAACATGTGTTTGCGATCGTGTTCTGCAACCATGAACACTTTTCCAATCAAGTCCACAAAACCGGTTACAAACCATCCAGCAGTCGAGGCAAGTCTGATCGCGTACGATGCAGTGCCATTGAAAGCTTGGGATTCGCGGAGGGTCGTTCGTTCACGACCACCCACTAACCAGTAGTACGGACTCATGAGGACGAGTGAGTAGACATTCACTGCGTGGTGCGCTAATTCTTCGACATCGCGTCGCGTGCGACTCTCACGCTTGTCTTCCCCATACGTGTGCTGCTCAACATTTCTGGAACGGCACATCCGGAAGAGGTTATACATAGCCACCATCGCCGTCAAGCCGTACGCAATTCCTTGCGCAATGCTTGAGTAGGCGAAATTGGCTGCAGCGGTTTGTATGCTGTCGACGGCTTCTTGGCACTTACGTTCCATTTCTGGCTGGCCAACCCTCGCGGCACTCGCTACACCTTGTACGGACTC